AACATTGTAATGTCATTGGCTTTGTCTTGTATTGAGAATGATTTAGGATACATTAATTCTCCATCCCATGCTTTGCCTTGATATAGACACCACAGTCTCCACATCTGTTCTTCTGCTACACATAGGTTCATTGCAAAGTCAGCCAATTTAGCATTCAGCATTTGGAACTCTGTTTGCAGTCCAATGCCAGAAAGTCTACGACTTTCAACACTTCTTATGCCACCTAAACAAGCCATTCTATCAATGCTTTCTATCTTACGCTCCATGGCTTGTATCACTGCTTCAATACTTGCACCATCTGGTTGTAGTAGGTAAGGTTTAAGGGCACCATCCATGTTTTGAGGCATTTGTATAATTGAACCAGCACCAGCACTTGCTTCTGTGTCTGCTGTTTTTACAAGGCTTGGGTGATTGGTTAATCTAATAATCTGTTCAATCTCTGATGAATATTCATACAGTTCTTTTTGTATGTCTGCAATATCGCCTATAGCACTTACACCAATACCTCTTTGGTTTGATCTTTGTGCATACACACATACCGCAGGAACTTGTCCTAGATTGTTTGGTAGTGTTTGGAATAATTCTCCAGTTCTTTCATTGCCATCAATTTTATATACATTGACTTCATCTGGAGTATATTCTCTAATGTATTGCGTGTCACCATTTGCTTCTTCTTTGACTTTTAAATACACAAGACGATACTGTCCGTTTGGCATTCTATCATAATCCCAATCCAATACATTGTCAGGAGTAAACAATGAAACATATGGACGTATGCTTTGATTCAATTCATCTGCTCTTGTTAGTGCAACACTATCAGGCTTGTCAACAATAATCCAACAGTTTCCATATACCATTGTGTATGCACTTACGTCTCTCATAAATGCTTCAAATGTTCTACCATCTAGATCTGCATCTTCAAGGAATGGATCTAAACCTGGATCTGTTTCAATTGATCCATAAGTTCTTTTCACTGGTTTGCGAAACAAGAAACTGTTGTATATGCCTACAACTGATTTAGTGTGGTTGTCAACACCTAACATTCTCAGGCGTTTTTCATAATCATCTCTTGATTCAAAATAGTATGGCTCTAAATATCTGCCCATGAAGTAGTCATAACCACCCTGGAAGCTGTCATTTAGAAATGTCCATCTGTTGATATAATATTTGTATGCACTGTGAGCGTCAAGAATAACATCAATATTGCTACCCCTATCGCCTTTTATCACTCTATCGCGTATAAACGGCATTAGTTCCATCTCCTTGTTGTTTGGTTATTGTTCCCAGTGAATGCCCAACGCTGTGGTGTAGTTGATTCATATTCAGTACGTAATGGATACAAGAAGTCAGTCAAATATCCTACTGCGTCTGCCATATGATCGTATTTTCCATCCTTTTCAATTACGGATGTGCCTGGTTTGTAAACCATTTTTTCTAAACTATCTATAATATTTTTACATCTAGGATCAACAAACATGGTTCTTTGTCCTCTTGCATTTTTTAATTTTGCATTTACACTGTTGACCCTGTCTCTAATTGGTGTATGGCTGTTTCTAACCTGCACACCAAACCCTGCGTTTTGTAGTATTGAAATATCTGTTCTACCACCTGCTGATGTTTTTCTTTGTTTACCTGCTGGATCAGGATACATTACAATCCTTGAATTAGGATATCTTCTTTTTAATTCATCACACACTTCATCTGTGTTTGATCCCATCATTGTAATTTCATCTATAAAATATATGGTCTGTCCTTCTATTACACTAACAGCACAACTCATAGGATCAATGTTAAAGTCAATACCTATATGTAATTCACTGGTATCAAAACCTTTGCATTCTTTTACTGTGTCTTCTCTTGTAAAGTTGTAGTATACAGTGCCTGAATAGGTAGTAAAAGTTGCAAGATATTCTTGTTCATAGGTTCTATGATCCATGTCCATCTTTGCTTGTTCTATTTCTGCTTCAGGCACCATACCGCCCTCAAGTGTTGTGTATGTGAATCCTTGCCAGTCTTCTTTTGCCAAAGCATTTGAATACATTTCATGGCTCCAAGATCCAACACCTCTTGGTGTGCCTGTGAACAGAGCATGACCGTTTTTGTCAGATAGTGTTGGTCGTAAAACTTCTGTCCAAGTCTTTGGATCTATGTCTTGGAATTCATCCATACACAAAAAGTCCAAACCTACACCTCTCAAACTGTCAGGTGCATCAGCACCTTTTAAATATATCTTTGAACCATTTTTTAATCTCAACATAAGTTCTGCTTCATTGGTTGCTTCAACCCAACGCAAGTCTTTGAGTTTGCCTTTTATTTGATCCCATACAATATTTTTTTTTTTTTTTTAGCTGGGAGCAAGATACCATACTAGGCTGTCAGGTTCACTTGCAAATCTAGCAAGTTCTCTCATAGCCACGTGTGTTTTGCCAAAACGTCTTCCTGTGACTGCAACTCTAAATCGTGCATCACTTTCGCAAATTGTTTTTTGTGGATTACTCAATGGCACTTATTAGTCCTCCCATGGCAACGGTGTTTTTGCCGCTCCATCTTCAGGCGTGTCTCTCATTCCAAGATACTGCTTTGATAAAAAGATTTGAACTCTTGTGTCTCCATTCATTGCCTTTTCCCACATTGCACGCCTTAATGATTTTTTGCCTTCTTCTTTGCCTTTGTCTAGTATTTTACCAAATCTTTTTCTGAGGTTGCCAGCTGTTGTGCCTACTACCTCTGCAATTTCCTGATCAGAGCATTGTATACACGCCAATTTGAAAACAAGATCACGATCAATGGTCTTGTATTTCTTCATTGGTTGTTTTTGCTCTTGACTCATTATAATTGTCTCTCTGCTATTTTGATTCTCAAGTTTCTAGAATCTTTTTTGTTGTTGTTTGTTGTAATTTGATATTCAACATTGTAGATATTACCAACAGTTCCACCTGTAAGAAATGCTGTCACAACTGTGTCTGTGTTTGTTGTAGTGGTTGTGGCAAGTGGACTTGCATCACCACTGATTGTTTCAACATTCACAGTGATAGCTGAAATAGTTTCTCCTGAAGGCATCCAATTGGTAAAGTCTAAACTGTAATCCAAAACAGCAAAAGGATCTTTTTCAATGAATGTTCCTACTCTGTCTGTTTGAAATCCTGTAAGTGTGGCCATTTATCCTTCTCTCCTATCTATAGCGGTTCCCGCAACATCAACAAGGGTCAAAGGTTGCACAATATATTTCCTTGTTTCAGAAGGCACCAGATAGTTTCTTGTTTCTTCTTCTATTGTATTTACCCTATTTTCTGATTTGACGGTATATAACCTTGATTCTGCATCAATTTCAACAACACGACTCTCTGTAGGCACTGTATAGATCCTAAATGGATCTAATCTCAGGCTAAACAGTGTGCCTTGCAGTGTTGCTATTACGTTTTGTGTAGCAGGTATTGGACGCTGTATCATACCCAGTCTACTGTCTACAGTGACTACACTTTGTGATGTTGCAAATGTGTTTCTTGTTCTCAAGCCATCAACTGACATTGTGCCAGCACTGGCTTTGAGAACTATGCCTCTCTGTGTAATCGCCGCTTCAACTTCAAGTGATGCTTGACTTGAAATAGATGATTGTGTGTTTCTTGTTCTTATGCCATCAACTGACATTGTGCCACTGCTGGCTTTTAGAACAGTTGATCTCTGTGTGAGATTGCCCACTGCTGATACAGTTGCACTACTGCTTAATTCAACTATGCCATTTATGACTGCAATAGCTTCAAACGGTTGAACTGTAAACACACTGCTTAAATCAGGTATATTTGCAAGAATGTTAGTTGTTGTATCTACAGGATCAAATGTGACTGTTGAAGCAAGTGTAGCATCGCTGTTTCTTGTTCTTAAGCCATCAACTGTCATTGTGCCACTGCTGGCAACTAGACTTGCGGCATTTCTAGTGAGAGATGCATCAGTGGTTAGTGTGAAGTTTGCGTTTGCATTGATTTCACCAAATCTTACTCTTTGTGCATCAACATCAAACAGAGGACCCCATATTTCACTTCTTGGATTGCCCCAAGTTAAACCATCTTGCCATTGAACTTCATCACCAGCAGTAATAAGTTCTGCCGCACCTTGCCTTGTGGTGCCACCTGTAATAGTTGCTGTGAATGTTGATGTTATGTCAGCAATACCTAGTTTTGTTAGGCTTGCTGAAGTTGTGAAATTAAGAGCACCACTTATGCTGATAGAACCTTGTCTAGTTCTACTTGGTGATGCTGAAACAGTTGATTGTGAACTTACACTGCTGTCTACTTTTCTTGTTCTACGTCCATCAGTTGCAGTTGTAATTGCAACAGTGATATTGGTAGTGCCTGGAACAAGAGTAGTGCTGTCTGCTGTGACCGTAGCAGTAGATGAAAGATCTGCTTCACCTAATACAACGCCAATTACATAGCCAGCCTCCACATAGAGGTCAGCATCTGTGCCTACATAACTGTCAGCTACATAGCCAGATGTAAGATAATCATCATTGGCTACAACATACACAGACATAAGGGTTTATTCCCTTATGCTAAAGTGACTGTTAGTGATCCGCTTGTAATTTGAAAAGTATCGTCTTGTAGAATTTCTCTAGCAGTTGTTAGTCTACCATAGAAAAGCACATTGCCTGATCCTGTACTGTCACTGTCTACAAATTCACCATCTGCGTCCATTACAGCAACATGGGTAATTGTTCCCCAGTTGTTGTCAGTTGCAGTTGGAAATGTCACGTTGGCATTGTTTGATACAGAACCATTTGATATTGTTCCAAATGTCACGGTTTGTCTTTCATAACCGCCACCTTGGCATTCATTTGAAATAGTTCCTGCTTCAAGGTTTTCGTCTGTTGATCCTAAACTTGGATCGCTTGTAAAAAGTGCCACAAAAACAGTGGTTGGCGAGGTAGTTGATTGACTGTTGTTTTTTAACCAAAAGTCAAGTGTTCTATCCTCTGTATAATTGGAAGCCGCACTCATAGTTTTTTCTCCTTATAAGGTTTATATTTGTTCATCGCGATATACATATTTATTGTATTTTGTAAAATTCACCACGATTAAGCTATCTTTATCATTTTTAGTGTAGAGGCAAAATTATAAGGCCTGCCACTTACTATATCTAGTTGATATTGTATTTTAAAATCATCTAAAGCAGTGTCAGCCTCTAAAATTGTAAAAGAACCATTACGCTCTACTTGGTCTATGTTGTCTATGTCCGCGTTCAAATCAGGATCAAATAAAAAGGTTCTAGGAAAACTTGTGACTGGTGGGGCACTTGTACTACTGGTGTTTGTCCCTAACATTTGTATAAAATAACTTCCCGCAGTTAAGTTGTGTACATTTCCACTTATAGAACTAATATTTGCTGGATCATAAACTTCTACAATATCAGCAGTAAATCTTGCAAGTGAACCTGAGACATTTGATCCATTGCCTGATAATGTTATTATTACTTGTGGAGCGCCTATAAGTGTAGATGACACTTGTTCCCATTTGCCTGAACTTGAAGAGTATCGTAATATATCACCATTAGAAGGGGAACTTATGTTAAATTCATCAATAATTGCATTTACATTGTCAATGTTCTGTTTGATATCTGCTCTTGCATCTGCAATTCTATCAGTGCCTTGATCACAGTTTGCAGTAGAAGCAGGTGTAGTTGGCCACGTCATTCAACTTCTCCTAGTATGTCATAACTTGTATGAGCAGGTTGTAATTTTAGTGCATTGTCTAGTGCTACTGTTCTTTCGTCAT